CGGAGAGATCCTCGGAGGGGTGAGATTCCCGGAGGGTGGTGCCAGCCACTGGTCAGTTTAGCCGCCCACGATCCGGGAAGTAGTGTCGAATAGGATCATTAAGAAGCAAGAAAACAAATACGGCGGGAGCCGAGCCATACCAGGGAAAAGCAATATTCTTCCAGCCAATGGACGGCTCCCGCCTTTTTGATGATAGAAATGTGATGACAAAACTTGTCCTTAGATTTCTATCATCTGTATTTTTTGAAAAGTTCCAACAGCTTCGACATAATTATATTGAAAAGTTGCTCTTTACGGTGTATAATCCTCTTGAAAAGTCATTGTAAGGAGGGACGATGATGCTGTTTCGGAAAATCGAATCTCTTATCGAAGATCATCTGCAAAGCGATTCAAAGAAAATCCTTCTGATAGACGGTGCGCGTCAGGTCGGAAAAACCTATATCATCCGACATGTAGGACACAAATTGTTTGAAAACTTCATCGAGATCAACATGGTGGAGGACTCCATCGGCCCACGGTTATTTGCCGAAACGAAAACCGTCGAGGACTTCTACCTACAGGTCAGTATGCTGGAAGGCAGCAAGATGAAGCAGAAAGACAACACCCTGATTTTTATCGACGAGATCCAGGCATATCCTCATCTGCTGACGCTGCTGAAGTTTCTGTCCCAAGATGATCGATTCACTTATATTGCCAGCGGCTCCCTGTTGGGGGTGACTCTGTCGCAGACAACATCAATCCCCATGGGAAGCATCCGTAAAGTTCGGATGTTCCCTCTGGACTTCGAGGAATTCCTCTATGCCAACGGGCTGAACGAGTTTGCCGTGTCTGCCATGCGGAAGAAGTTTGAACGACTGGAAGCCCTGGACGAGCCGACCCACAATAAGATGATGGACTACTTCCGAAAGTATCTGTTGGTCGGCGGTCTGCCGGATGCGGTCAATTCCTATCTGGAAAATCACAACATTCAGTTCGTCCGTGAGATTCAACAGGAGATTCATGATTACTATGCCGCCGACGCATCCAAGTATGACGAGGAGCGCAAGTTGAAGATCCGCCGTATCTATGACCTGATTCCCTCCAACATGGAGAATAAGAAAAAACGTGTCGTAGCACAGAGCATAGAAGATAAGAAGGGGAAGACCTTCGCAGATTATCAAGACGAGTTCGAGTATCTGATCAGTGCAGGCATTGCCCTCAATGTTCAGGCTATCTCTAACCCAGTATTCCCTCTGGTCGAGTCCACAGGGAAAAACCTGCTGAAGCTATACCTGAATGATGTGGGCGTCCTGACCGGCATCCTTTATGGCAATAACATCCGAGCTGTGCTGGACGATGAAGCCAGCATCAATCTCGGCTCCGTCTATGAAAGCGTCGTAGCCAGCGAGCTTATCGCGCATGGTTACGAACTGTTCTATTATGATAATCGCCATAAAGGTGAAGTAGATTTCCTCATCGACGATTATGCCACGTTATCCGCCGTCCCCATTGAAGTAAAGTCTGGCAAGGACTATACCATCCACAGCGCGCTGAACAACTTCGTGAAGAATGAAGACTATCATATTCAGAAAGCCTTTGTTGTGTCCAATGAGCGAACGGTCTCTACGAAGGGAAAGATCATCTATATCCCCATCTACTATATCATGTTCTTCCAGCACGGTCTGGAGGATAGCGAAGCAATGCAGTTTTAAGTCAGGCGACAATGCCTTGATTGCGGCCGGCATTTAATATCAAAGCAGCCAAACAACTAAAGGCAGTGGGCTATATTGTAGCCCGCTGTCTTTTTCTCCGCCTATTTCAATAGACACAAAAACAACTACAACCAAGGAGGTAGCACTATGCTGTCAAACAAGAACACCAAGAACGCCAATTTTCTCTTTATTGTTGATATGCTGAAGGATCTCCTTGCACAGGAGTTGATCACAGAAAAGGAATATGCCAGGGCGAAGAAGTATTATATGAAGCTCACCGGCGCAGACATAGTATTAGCGCACTGAAAATTGTGCATAAGGTCAATTCTGTGCTGTTCCGATTGTTTTGATAGCTATTCAATGTAGTTATCAGTATAATGTGGTTTGCCAAAAGTGGTTGGTATCATAATATGATACCAACCAAAATTAGAGAAAGGAGGACACTGGAATGTCTGAAGTGCGACTCATTACCCCTATCACAAGACAGAGCACAAAGAAGATGCAGGTCGCAGCATACTGCCGAGTGTCTTCCAACTCCGCAGATCAGCTCAACTCTTATGCCGCACAGATCCGAGCCTACAAAAAACTCATTGGAGAGCGTGACGATTGGGAACTGGTGGACATCTTCGCCGACGAAGGTCTCACCGGAATGAAAAGTGAAACCCGCGATGAATTCCAACGGATGATCCGCATGTGTGAGCTCAAGCAAATCGACCTCATCATAACGAAGTCCATCTCCCGCTTCGCACGAAACACAAAAGACGCGCTGGCCTATGTAAGAAAACTCAAGCTGCTGGGCGTGGGCGTCCAGTTCGAAAAGGAAGGCATCTCAACGCTCTCCATGGGCGATGAGATGCTTCTTAATACCTTCTCTGCTTTGGCGCAGGAGGAATCGCAGTCCATCTCCATGAACCAGCGGCTCTCTATCGTCAAGCGCATGGAACTCGGTGAGTATGTGGACAGCAACGCTCCCTATGGATATCGGCTGGTTGATAAGATGCTGGCCGTGTATGAACCGGAAGCTGTCATCGTCCGGAATATCTTCACCCTGTACTTGCAGGGCTTCTCCACGAGCGAGATCGCAAGAGAGCTGAACAAGCTCAACATCCCTACCAAGTCCGGGAAGGAAACCTGGCGTCCAAGCCGTGTAGCATATATCTTAAGGAATGAAAAGTATATCGGCGATAGCTTCTATCAAAAGACCTATCGTGAGACGACAGTTCCTTTCAATCAGCATACCAATCGTGGTCAGGAAGACCGTTTCTATGCAAAGGGGACCCACCCTGGCATCGTCGATAAGAATGTATTTGATACTGTTCAAACCCTTATCGAAAAGCGCAAGGAGAACTTCTCCAAAGTAACAACACAAAATATATACCCGCTTACAAGCCGCATTCAGTGTTCTGAGTGCGGCTCTTTCTATAGGCGCAGAATCGTGTCGGGCACCGTGAAGTGGGTATGCTCCCTTCACAAAGATGACAGTACAGCCTGCAGCTCCAACTACTACAGCGAAGAACGGATCTACGACGGCTTCATCTCCATGGTAAACAAACTGCGATTCTCGGAAGATAACATTCTCGGGCAGGTCATCAGCAGACTGGAGATGACGCTGGCAGCTATGAAGCGGAACAATACAGCCGCCCGAGACTTAAGCAAGAGCATCGCCGAGCTGAATGCAAAACTGCTTATGCTCGAACAGCTCCGCTCCAAGGGATACCTCGCCCCTGAAGTCTATCAGGCACAAGCCAATGAGATCAATGCAGAGCTGGCAAAGCTCAAGGATGTCAGGCAGGAAAAGTTTAATTCGAAAGCTGCCACCATGCTGGAAAAAGTCAGGAAGCTGAAGATGCTCATCTTCGAGCTGGAAGAACCCCTTGAAGCATTCGATGAGAAACTCTTTCTGGAAATTGTGAAGTCCATCCAAATCAATAAAGAGGACGAAATGTCCGTAGAACTCCTTGGCGGGCTTCGATTCAGAGAACGCATATAGGAGGCGACCATGAAAAAGATACGGTACATCCCATACGGGTACACGATGCGAAATGGCAGGACGGTCATATCCACTGAGGAAGCTGAAGTCATCCGAGATATCTTTAAGGCATATCTGAATGGCGCTTCTCTCAAAGCAATCGCGGAAGAACTGACCAGCCGCCAGATCCCATATACACAAAAGACCACCACATGGGATAAAGCCCGTATCGCAAGAATCATCGACAACGCTAAATATGTTGGGACTGAAGAATACGACCCCATCATAGATGAAGCCATATATGAAGCAGCGGTCAGCCTGAAAACGGCACGGCAGCGCAATACCTGTGAGAAGGAAAACGATGCCATCGACCTGCTCCGAGACTTCGTCCGGTGCGACAACTGCGGTCAGCCGATGAAGCGCCGCATCAGCATGAAGCACCGCATTCGAGAGAGCTGGAACTGCACCAACGATGAATGCGGTATCAGAGTCCGCATCAGCGATGCCCAACTCATCGAAACCATTACAGTCCTCATCAATCGGATCATCCTCAATGACTATCTGCTCCAGCCGAAGCCCAAGAAGCGGTATGAACCGGACGCGAAGGTCACCAAGGTAGGAAACGATATCGCCCTGGAGCTGGAGCGTGACGCTCCAAACGAGGAGTACATCATTGAAAAGACCATCGAGATGGCAGCGCTCATGTACGAGCAAAGCAATGCCAAGTTGAACCTCACAGTATCGCTCGCAAGGAAACTGGCACATACGATGGTCACGCAGGATGAATTCAATCGAGATTACTTTACCGCCCTCGCCTCATACATCACGCTCGGCGAACAAGGCAGAGTGGTGCTTCATACTAAGACAGAAACGGAGGTCACGCTGGACGATGGAAGTAACGAAAGTCCCTAAGAAAATTGTCACTGTCATAGAGCCGAAACGCTCCATGACGGTAGACAAAGAAAAATACAGACAGAAAAGAGTGGCGGCATACTGCCGAGTCTCGACAGATAGCGAAGAGCAGCTCGTCTCCTATGCCAACCAAAAGAAGGTGTACACCGAGATGATCGCCAGTCGTAAAGACTGGTGCTTCGCAGGCCTGTTCGCTGATGAGGGCAAGTCCGGCACAAGAGCCGACAAGCGGCCTGAGTTCAACAAAATGATCAACGATTGTCTGGCCGGAAAGATCGATTACATCATTACTAAGTCCGTATCCCGATTTGCCAGAAATACGGTGGACTGCCTTGACTATGTCCGAATGCTCAAGTCCAAAGGCATCGGCGTCTACTTTGAGGAGCAGCAGATCGATACACTCAAGACAGATAGTGAACTGTATCTGGTCATCTATGCTGGCTTCGCACAGTCCGAATCCGAGAGCATCAGCAAGAATATCACATGGAGCGTCCGCAAGAAGTTCGAGGACGGAACTCCAGTGTTTATGTACAAGCGGTTCCTCGGCTATAGAAAGGGCGCTGACGGTGAGCCGGAGATCGTACCGAGCGAAGCGGTCATCGTGGAACGCATCTTCAACCTCTATCTGGCTGGGGAAACCGTGGACAAAATCTCCAAGATGATGCAGGCCGAGAACTATGATATTCCTGGCAAAACCATCAGCTTTAGCAAGGGCATGATCATGAATATGCTCTCCAACGAGCGATATTGCGGAGATGCAATCCTGCAAAAATCCGTCACAATTGACTGCATCGAAAAGAAGCGGAAAAAGAACACCGGTGAAGCTCCAATGTACTATGTTCAGAATAACCATCCAGCTATCATCGACAGAGTGACCTTCAACAAAGTTCAGGAAGAACTGGCAAGGCGAAAAACGAAAACGCCAGGCTCCGCAAAGAGTTCCATCACATCCACCGGCAAGTATTCCCGCTACGCCCTGACCGACGTCCTCATCTGCGGCAACTGCGGTACCCGCTATCGCCGCGTGACATGGTCAAGAAACGGCGTTAAGCGCATCGTGTGGCGCTGCATCAGCCGCCTGGACTACGGCAAGAAATACTGCAGCGATTCCCCCACCATTATGGAGGACAAGCTACAGGAGGCCATCGTTCGAGCGGTCAACAAGTTTAACGAGCAAGATAACGCCACCTATAAGGCACTCATGAGAGCGACCATCAGCGAAGCCCTCGGCCTTAATGGAGATCCGGAAGAAGTAGATATGTTGGAGAGAAAGGTCGAAGCCCTAAACAATAAGATGCTGGCGCTTGTCAATGAGAGTGTCAGCTCCGGTGATGGCATCGAGGCCCATGAAAGCGAGTTCATGACACTGTCACAAGAAACAGAACTTCTCAAGCAGCGTATAGCTGCCATTCAAGAAAGTACTGCCAAGGATAACGGCGAACAGAGCCGCCTCGAGCAGATCCAAGCCATCATCTCAGAAAGAGAAAACAAATGCATGGAGTACGATGACTCCATCGTCCGTCAGATGGTAGAATGCATTAAGGCATATCCTGGCGGCAAGCTGGAAATCATCTTCGGTGGCGGATACCTTGTCGAGGAATCCGTCTAAGTGTAGGAGATTGAGGGATCACCCCTCTTTCTCTTTCTTTATTTCATCGTGGATGTTCTCCTGAATCGCATCGAGAAGGGCGACTTTTTGCTCTGTTGAACACTCCAACCTTGAGATGTAATTATAAATCAACTGTGCATGGACAGTTGCAACGCACTTGGCAAGTTCCTCCTGACCTTCCTTTGAGCGCGGCAAATGAATGATTACTTCCATAGAATCCCCCCAATTAGGTATAAGGCCGGATGCATATCGGTAAGGTAGTCAGCACACAATGAAGTATGGGATAATCGCAGACACGCCGCCTTTTAATGTCTTTATTTATTGACAATTATAGATGTATCGTCTATAATAACAAGCACAAAGATGATGTAGAGGTGGTGTGCAGAATGGGACGAAAGAGTGTTGCTGTGCTGCCGCAGACGCAGGCAATTTTAGAACAGCTGGGAGAACAGATCAAACTTGCCAGATTACGGCGGCATCTTTCTGCCGAATTAGTCGCGGAAAGAGCTGGTGTGAGCCGAGCCACAGTGTGGAATGTTGAAAAGGGAAACCCCTCTGTCGCGATTGGGATCTATGCCGCAGTTCTGCACGCACTGAACAATATGGATAAAGACCTTCTGCTCGTTGCAAAGGATGATGAGCTGGGGCGTAAACTCCAAGACCTTGAACTTACCATGCGCAAGAGAGCACCACGAAACGGAGGTGATTAACCGTGGCGTCAAACCAAAAAGTAATTTATGTCTATGAGAGCTTCAGATCTACAACGCCAAACTTCCTGGGGACTCTCTTCGTGGAGAATGTCCGTGGCCGGGAGAGCTACTCCTTTGAGTATGATGCTGACTGGTTAAAAAGCAGCGCAAACTACATGTATCTCGACCCGGATCTTCAACTGTATGCCGGGCGGCAGTATCCCACCGGTGCAAAAAATGTGTTCGGTCTTTTCGCCGACTCTTCCCCCGACCGCTGGGGCCGCCTGCTGATGACGCGCAGAGAAAGAATATTGGCGGAGCAGGAAGGCCGGAAGCCTCGAAAGCTCTTAGACAGCGACTTCCTGATGGGCGTCTACGACGAGACTCGGATGGGCGCGATCCGCTTCAAGCTGGACAAAGACGGCCCGTTCCTTTCGGATGATTCAAAAACCCCGACGCCTCCCTGGACCAGCTTGCGAACGCTGGAGGAAGCCTCCCGTCAATTTGAAAACGATGAGTCCGGTCTCGAACAGAAATGGATCAATCAGCTCATCAAGCCCGGTTCCTCGCTGGGTGGCGCTCGTCCGAAGGCCACCGTTCTGGACACAAGCGGAAATCTGTGGATCGCCAAGTTTCCGTCCAAGCACGATGATGTTAACGTGGGCGCATGGGAAAAGGTCACCCATGACCTTGCAAGACTTTGCGGCTTGGATGTTCCCGAGTCCATGCTGATCGACTTCTCCAAGTACGGAAGCACCTTCCTTGTACGACGGTTTGACCGGAATGGTGCTGCGCGGATTCATTTCGCGTCCGCCATGACAATGCTCGGAAAAACGGATGGGGCATCGGCTGCGGACGGCTCCAGTTATCTTGAGCTGGTGTCCTTTATCAAGGCCAACGGCGCTGCTCCCAAGAGAGATTTGACGGAGCTATGGAAGCGGATCGTGTTCAATATGGCTGTTTCCAATACGGATGACCACATGAGAAACCACGGCTTTATCCTCAAGGCGGATGGCTGGCATCTCTCACCCTTGTACGATGTAAACCCCGTCCCGGAGGGTGACGAGCTGTCCCTCTGCGTAAATGAGGACGATGCAACGATCTCCCTCGACCTTGCGCTGGAGATCGCTCCGTATTGTGAGATCAGCACCAAGGACGCAGCGGCTATGGCAGCGGATGTCCTGAAAACCGTCCGTGATAACTGGAATCGTCTGGCAGCAGAATGCGGATTAAGCCGGAGCGCACAGGAATATATGCGGCCGGCCTTCTCGCTGGCTCTTGAATAACACAGCTTGATTCACCATCAGATCTCCCTTCGAGCAAGGGGGATCTTTTTTTGCCAGTCACAAGCCAAAGAGCATTCCGCGTGTGCTATTCCTCAAGGACAGGATCGTCTGCAAGGGGTTCTTCGTTTTCCTCTACAAAGTCATCTTCCGCAGCAACCTTCCCAGAATGCAGCTTCGTCATTCGCAAGGTATATTTGCATTTTCGGTTATAAGCAACGAGCATAGCTTCGGCGTAGCAAAGAGACCCTGCTCCACGCTCTTTAGCGATGCGAGACAACTGCCGAACAGACATGAAGCCAACCCTCTCCTTAAAGGTTTCGTCACGAAGCTGGTCACCAAATGCTACGACCATTCTCGCAACACCGGCTAATACATTTGCCCCCAGAGAGTCGATATCCCCCTCCCATGTACCAACGCAGAGCCGCAAAGTTCGGTCAAGCACATGGTAACCATATTTGGTGTAGATCCGCTCCAGCGTGGCAACCGCACAGATCACGCCATATGCTTTGGTCGGCCCAATAGAAAGAGAATAGGATTCAACGAGCCGCTTAATAACAAGCTGCTGCTCATTTCCTGCTTCGATATTAGCCATGAATATCTCATAAGGCTTCAATGGGCGCACATGCTTCATCTGATTTGCAAAAATGTCTGCTTCGTTCTTGTAATCTAAGCTGTCATAAATCATGCACCAAACAGGAGTCTCCCGCGAACCGGATACAGTAGCAACGATCTCTATGGTGTGCTGACCATTAAAGACATAGTTGACACCATCACGGCGGCTCACCTTTACCGGGTTGATTTGGTTCAGGTCGAAATCCTCGATGGCTTTTTCAACCTGAGCCTGAGACAATGGCCGCTGGTATTCCTGATTAGAAACGAGATTTTTGATCGGGATCTGCTCGAAGTGGACATTCGGAACAAATCTGCTGAAGTCTTGCATTAGTCTACCTCCCTGATTTCTGAGAGCATCTCGGACACCTTCTCCTGTAGCGACAACAGCGCCTCCTCAAGTTTGCTTTTTGCACTCGTTGAAGCGGCGTTCATATCCGCATTGTTTCTGGCTCGCTCGATGGAACTGACCCATGACGGAACGGTCAGAGTCAAACCGGCGATTTCGGCATCCGGGTCGTGCATAGGGGGAATTTTGATAAGAGGTAAAGTTTCCTGCATAGATTCAACTGGCTCCTCATCTGTATCAGCAAATTCTTTTCGCGTATCACTATAACTGGTGAAGGGGTGTTGCAGGTCCTCAGGTTTTGACCCAATTCGCCTGATCTCTTCCGGCGGCATTTTCGAAAGGGCCACAAGGTTCTCGTGAGATATTTTGAAAGTGCCAGAAAGCACTTTGCCAGGAAGTTCGGGGTCTGCCTGTCCAACAACGTCTAATGCCTTACTGAAGATCGCATACTTCTGCACAGATCCAGTAGATACATTGTATTGAGCGCTGAACTTCTGGGCTGTGCGCCGAAAAGTATCGCCTCGCTCACCTTTGTTTCTCCGCTTATACTGGTTGAACCCATTGATGTTGGGCGGATGCTTACGCGCTACTTTCTCAAGTTCATACTGCTTTCCAATGAGATATCGTCTGGTTTCCTCCGTGATATTTCGGCGGCCGAGCTGATTGCTGCAGATCCAGACAATCGCTTGCTCTCGGTTCTCAAATGGCATCTCTCGTATAGCATAGGGAATGTGAAGTCGATTGCATATCTCGTAACGGTTATGACCATCAACAATGATGTTATTCCATGTGATGATCGGCTCTCTGCAACCGTCTACTGCAAGATTTACTTCGAGTTGAAGATACTCATCTTTCCGTAAAGGTCGAATGAGCGTCTTAAATTCCGGGTCGATCTCCAACACCGCAAATCCTTTATCCATCGCTGGGAGGTCTCCTCTCATTTTTCTTTAAGGTTTTCATGGAGAAATAGGCTACTCTGTTTGCAACATCCACCTCTCCGCTCATACGATAACTGTATTGGAAGTCGAGAGTACCGATCATGTTGACCAAAGCACACAGGAGTGTATTACTGTAGAACTCAATAGAATAATGGCGTGATGTTTGAACCAACTTCACTCGGTTGGAGGTGCCACCAGCGAGGGGCCGATCTGAGCCAAGTACAGCAATGAACATTTCTTCTGGATTGACCAGAAATTGAACATATTGCGGATTCCCCATTTTGTTCAGGGTGGACTTATGTATGCGAAAGCGATTCCACTTTAAGTCAATGGTCATGATCGCGCTGTTATCCGTACTACCCATTTACACTCCCCTCCTGCACAGGTACCTCTGGTTGATATGCGGTATGGACTGATGTGACATTTTCCACGGATGCCGTGGAGGATACAGAGCTATCCTTGATTCCATAAATCGCGTATCCGTCAAAGATATTGATCTGCAGAGATTTCTGGTGTTCACGATAGGGCAAACCGAACTGATCCTTCCAACCGGCTGGGAATACAGGTGTACGCGCAGTCTTGGGCTTGCCTCCGTCTTTTGCAATACGCTGATAAATCTCGGAGGCGTTCAAGTCGAATACAATCAGATACTCATCATTAGCATGGATGACCTTGCCAATCAGCTTGTACCTGTAATCAATATTCCAGTCCATCAGCTCAAAGAGCTTTGCAAAGAAGAACTTACCCGTCACCTGACGGGGCCGCCTCTTCCCACCAGATGTGTTGCACCACGCGAATGCGTCTCGCTCTGACTCGGCGCAAGGGCGTAGCGCAAGAATGTGCGACTCTCGATTGATCAAGAGTTGGACACAGTCTGCATGGGGAAACTTGTTCAAGCAAGCAGTATTGACATAAACTTTGTAATTGTTGAAGGTGATAGACGGCTCGAAAGTATGAGCGAAGAACTCCCTACGAACCACCTGATACCCATCAAAATCGAAGTCGTCACTAAGTTCGATCACATCGCCTGGTGCCGATGCGTCGATTGTCATTGGCGTGTCCGCATCCTCCTTAAAGGTAATGGTGGTTTCATCATCGACATTACCGAATTGAGTATTCTGCAGCATCGGTGAGATGAAAGAAACCTGATTCTCTACTTCCATTCTGCTCTCCTTTCATTCGTCTCTGACAAGATCCAGCGCATCTCCAATCTGGCGTAGGCTCATGCTGAGATAGCGACAAAGCCGTCTGAGTTGTTCCGTGTTATACCCTGCCATGATCACATCCTGCTCGGCTTCGGACAAATCAGAAAAGCATCTGTTGACATGTATACCATCACGAACCACGCGGTAGTACACTCCATCAAGATTCCGAAAGATTGGAATATTGTTTTTTTCAGGCATTAAAATCCACCTCTTCCTTCTGCTTTATGGGGGCTAATTGCTCTGCTATGAATCGCTGCATTTCATCAAACTTGGTGACTTGAAGCTTCTCACCGGTTTCAAAGAGTTGGCCTTCCAGCCAAAGCTTCCATGCATCTTCACTTTGTAATTCTGGTGAAGATGAGGTAAGTCTGTGAGAATAAAAGTCACTCCCAAACCTGTCTGCCAGTTTCTTCGGAACTGCCCGAACACGCTTTCCTGATACGGAAAGAGGAGAAAGCTCACCATTGCCGCTGATGGGAGAATCTGTCCCCGTCATGAGATAGGACTGGATAAAAATCTCGGGTTCACTCAAATCAAATAGGAACACCGAATCCCCTTCGTTTTGGAGGAGTCTACCATAGGCCCTGAACTTAAAATCGGTTTCCCAATCGAGCAGTTCGAATAGGGTTCCACCAAATGCGGTACATGGTATCTCTTTGGCATAGTATTTTCCATCGTCAGGTCTTGACCACTGTACGCACTGGCGAGAATCCTTAGAGGCGCGACGAACAGCGAGCTTCCGCAATCCCGGATGGATCAGCAGTTCAACTTTGTTGTCCTTCCCAAACTGCCTGACGCAATCTGTGCTGAACTTGATTTGTTTGCTCTGAAATAAGACATACGGTCTTTTGTTCGCATCAAAGAGAGATGAATTCGTAACTTCAAAGCCGCGCAAATCAAAATCTCCAGCTGCCACCTCGAATGTGGCGTCACCCTCCGCAGGCTGGCCGTAATATGTATCGTCCGTGTAGACACTCATAGAAGCCTGTAAATAATCGGCTGCCTTGAAACCTGCCCACTTAGGGCTAATCGTGACAAATCCCTTCAGAACGCCAGATTCAATCACCCGAAGCTCCGGCAGAATAGACTTTCCGCCGTATTTCGCATTATTGATCATGTGCTGGACGGCTATATAATCGTCCCGCGACACGATTGCCTCGTGTTCTCCTTTATACAGGCTCTGCTGCCGTTCTCCTCTGTTTTTCTTGGACTTATGACTAATCACATCAGGCGTGAATGTCTTTCTTGTGAGAACATCACCACAATGCCGCTCATTCCTCAAGACCTGAATTACGGTGCCGGAAGTCCACTTGGAATTACCAAGGAATGTCCTCTTACCAAGTGCCTCGAGGGTTTTTGCAATATGCGATGAAGAATATCCGGACAGATACATGTAGAATATGAGCTTTACGGTCGGCGCTTCGTCCGGATTGATCACCAACTTGCCGTCAGCATCATGGGAATAGCCCAACAGCTTGGGTGTCAGAGGAAGTCCTCCATTCAACCGCTGAGCAAGCGAAACTTCCATACTGCGGCTTCGAATGCGGGACTCGTTTTCCGCGATGGAAGCCAAAAAAGACAGCGGCATGTTTGTATCCTCGTTCAGCGAGAAGATGCATTCACTCTCAAAGAAAACGCCCACTGGATTGCGAAGTTCCGCAAGATTACGCACCATGGTAATGCAGTCGACCGTATTTCTGGCAAGACGCGAAACCGATTTGGTAATAATCAAGTCGATTTTTCCGGCTCTGCTGTCAGTGAGCATTTGGTTTAGCTCAACGCGGTGTTTTGTCGAAGTGCCCGAGATTCCTTTATCGGCGTAGATCTTTACAAGCTTCCAATTGGGATGCTTCAAGACGAACTCTTCATAATAGTTCTTCTGAAGTTCATAGGAAGTTTCCTGACCGAGATTATCAGTTGAAACTCGGACGTAGACCGCAACACGCTGATGAATATCGGCATCGTAGAAATCGACCTGCTTCTTTGCCGGATAGATGACATCTGGCTCTCTCCGATTCGAGTATCGCTTATGTACTTTCTCGCGTTCTGCTTGATCAGCGGCTTTCTTGGCTGATTTACTCATGGAGCGCACCTCTCATATCCAGCTCGTCATCAGGCAGGATCTTCCAGTCAGGGGTTGGGAGAAAACAAGGCTCTCGAAGATCGTCGCGATAATACGATGCCAAAGTGTATAGATCTTCTGATATGAAGTAGATGCCAACAGGAGGCTTGCGAGCAGCGAGCATTCTTGCGCAAATCGCCATTTCTTGAGCATCTCTGGACACATTGCTGACCTTCTGTGTGATTATGAGGTCGACTTTCCCCGCATCGCAGTCAGACAGGAGTTCAGACCATGCTGTAGAGTTCTCCATATACGGAGCGGTCGATCCATTGTCAATATAGAAACCTACAAACTCCCACATAGGATACTGAGCCAGCGTAGCACGAAAAACCTCTTTGTTGCGTTCGAGATATTCCTCGTCTCTATATTTTGTCTGGTTGAAAAAGCGGATGTACACTGCAACCTTGAACGGGATCTTGGGGTTCGGTACTTCGTGGCGGATAGTTTTCAACCACTGCCTGTGTTGTGCCACAAGGGGTGATACCATGTTTTCTCCCAGGCACAGGTCAAAGGAGGGATACTCAGTCTCTTCGAGTCCTTGTTCAGTACCTAAAGGCAGCAGTTTCGTGTTTTCCATGTTTTCCTCCGGCATTTGGGCAAGCCCTTTTGGGTGAATTATAGGGAAAATGCTTAAAAATAAGAAGATACCATAGGTCAGCATCTTGACCTATGGTATGGAAATGACAAAAAAATTATCGGATTGGTCACCAAATCCGATAATTAATCATTATTCTGCTTCTTATGCATGGAGGCTTTGACCTCTCGGACAATCTTTAAGATGGTTTCCATCTCACTGGCCGAGCAGTCTTCAAGGAGCTCCGCAAACTCACCTTGATAGATTGCTTTGACCTCCGGTACATCTGGGCGGAGCAAATAGTCTGCAGATACCTGAAGGGCTTCCGCCACTTTGACGAAAGTCTCAAGTTGCATCCCCGTTTTTCCTCGTTCGATGTTGCTAATCAGCGGCAGTGAAACAGAAGCTTCGACTGCCAAATCCGCTTGGCTCATGCCTCTGCTGATTCGAACAGCTTTGATGCGTGAGCCGACCAGCTTCAGATCTTGTTGTTCATACATGACCAGCTCACCTCCCCTTCGCCGGATATAAGCTAACGACTATAATTTAAGTTAGTATATAATATGCGAAGGTCAAGTTTATATAATCGTACCGCTATAAAATAACGGTTCAAATATAATTGAGTTGCCAAAATTTTTAAGGAGGTTTCTCTATGCAACTCAATTACTATGTCCTTGGTCAAAGAATCCAAAAAATCAGGAAGAACAAGCGTATCTCCCAAGCGGTGCTGTCCACCATGATCGACAAGTCCGCTGGATACATCAGCTATCTCGAGTGCGGTACAAAGGTTATGAGTCTCGAAACTTTTGTTGGCATCGCCAATGCGCTGGAGGTGTCGACTGATACGCTCCTGAACAGGCAGCTCACGGGTGCGACTGAGATGTCTAATGCCGAGGCGCAGAAAATCTTCGCCAACTGCACCCCGTATGAAACCTATGTCCTGTTGGATGTACTGAAAACAACCAAGAACGCTCTACGCTCGCACCACCATCTCCTCAAGGATGAGTGGTAATCATTTTATCAACTGAATATCAAATAGCAACAGACCACAGGTTAAGAGATTGACCTGTGGTCTGTTGCGTGCAAAAAACGATTATGTTTTCGCCCAAAACGATTATGATTTGGGCTTTTGCGAGATTTTTCATTCTATTGATGCTATAATCCGGACAAGTAAGAAAGGACGAAGATGTATGGTCTATTACACCGGCGATATTCACGGCAACGCGAAAGCGATTGCTGCTTTTGCGCAATACTTTGAACTCACGGAATCAGACACAATCGTCATCCTTGGCGATGTCGGAGCGAACTATTACGGCAATCGGCGGGATCGGTATTGCAAAGATGTCCTTGCCGGAATAAAGCCAACCGTCTTCTGTATTCACGGAAACCATGAACGACGTCCAGACACTCTCGCGGGCTATAAGCAGAAAGAATGGAATAGTGGCCTTGTGTGGTACGAGGATGAGTATCCGAACTTACTCTTCGCCAGGGACGGAGACATCTTCACTATGGAAGGAACCCGGCATCTGGTCATCGGCGGCGCTTATAGCGTGGACAAATACTACCGACTGGAAAACGATCTGCTGTGGTTTGCTGATGAGCAGCCCTCGGCAGAAATCAAAACATATGTGGAAGATCAAATCACGAAAAACAGAATTGACATTGTTCTCTCTCATACCTGCCCCTATAAGTACGAACCGCGGGATGCGTTTTTACCCATGATCGATCAGAGCACGGTTGATGACAGCACAGAGCGATGGCTTGATGGAATAGAAGAAAAAGTGGATTACAAGGCATGGCTTTGCGGACACTGGCACATAGAGAAGCAAATTGACAAGCTACGCTTCCTGTTCCACGATGTTGTGTCACTGGAA